AACAGTACCATTTTCAGCCGCTATTGCAGCTTCCAAATCTTCTGCTCTTACACCGTTATCCATATTGATGGAAGGCATAACAAGAAAAGTATTTCTTTATTATTCTAATGTATTAATCGCTTTCAGCTTCATTTGCATTTTGTAAAACCTCACCTTCTACCAAAATATCTCTAAATTCTTTTCTATCTATCACTTGTTGATCAAATAGTGAGGTCAAAGCTGTTATATCTTGACCAATTAACCTATCAATATCAAAGTCACGACTAATCTTAACTTCGGGTGGTTCTAATCCTAAATAATCAGCCGATAAATTAAACGCTTTTTGCATTTTTTGCTCTAAATCTAATGACACCATCGACAACATAGAGTTTGTATCTACTCGATCCAATCGGCGAGCATCTGCTGATTCTGCTACGAATTTTTGTTGAGATAACGTACTGATACCAAGCGTTGCCATTTGTAATTGTAATTCTTGTATTTCTGCTGATTGTGCTTCAAATGCACTAGCGGCTGGCTCTACATAATAGATTTTATTTCCTGGTTGGGTTGCCATTGCATAGTTAACACTAATAGCCGTATCTTTTGTTTGATCATCCCATCCCTCCATCACCAATAAAGGCTGTGAAGCAACGTGCAAACTATGAATTAAATCAGCTTGACGTTGAAAATGTGCAAGATTTAAATGTGCAATATCTAATAACGGTGGTTTACTTGTCATCGTGTCTGTTTTGCCTGAATAAACAGTCACTAAAGGTATTTCACCTAATGAAAAATCACCTGATTCAACAATTTCATAATCTTGCTCGTTAGCAGGAGATTCAAAACTACCTGCATAAGTATTGCTTTGCGTGTACATATCTTTTGTAGATTCTTTCTTTCTATAAATTCTGTATTTTCCTGGTTCGATCACACGAATTTGATCATATACTTTTTCACCAAATTCACCGTCAGCAACAACAGCTTGCTCAGAAATTCTTACTTGAATTAATTTTCCATAATTAACTTCTCTATCTAATCTCCAACCATGAATTTTAGATGGGTCTATCTCAATCCAATAAGGTCTACGATTCTGTTGTCTTTCTTCAGCAAGATTTCTAGCTCCTTTTGGTGCAGGAAAATCAACAAGGGTATTGCTATGTCCATAAGTTAAAGCACAAATTAAACTTCTTCTTGCGTACTCATCTAAGTCCGATCCACATCCATCAACATCCTTTACAAATACATCAGTCCAATATGGATCACCTAAAACAGTAATTGGTTTACGCAGAATTAATCCTGTTGCAGCTCTAATTAATCTTTGGGTATAAGGAGAAAATACAGCACGATTAACTCTTGATAAATATGCGTCATAATCTTCTCTCGGTTCTAACGGTAAAAACGCTTGCGAGTTTTCTCTTAAATAATCAGTTCCGTAAGTTACCGCTTTCATTATTTCCCACCCCTTCGTCATATCTAAAACAGCTCTTGTCTTAGCAAATGGATTATCAGATCCACCTAAATAGGTTTGACTAACAATATTTGTACGCAATGCCCCTGGCATAGAGTATGTCATCTAACTTTTAACCAATACAACATTGTTTATATTCTAAGCTCTATTCTTCTGGTTTCATTACCATTTTGTTTTATTTGCCCAATATGCAGCACTCATCTTCCCTTTTGCAATATTTGCAGCGTGTCTAGCTTTAAATGATTTCCTCCTAGCTTTATCTTTTTCACTTTGTGGGTTTTTTCCTGCACCACTAACGCCTTGCTGTCCAAAACGTATCAATTTTACTTGATCTCCTTGCTTTGCTAAGACTGCATGAGACTTAGTTGCATGACCAGGTGTTCTTTTGGGCTTGTTATACCCACTAAACTTTTCTTTACCTCTTGTAACTGTCATTTTTTCTTCTTTTTAGCTGTTTTTGCTGCTTTTTTAAAATCTGACGCACTTGGAGCACCTTTATCTCCAGCTTTTCTCATCTTTTCTCCACTACCAGCCGCAATACGTTTCTTTTTTGCAGCAATATTGGCATATAAACCTTTCTTCTTTGGCCTTCCTTTTTTACTTCCGTAGCTTCCCTTTCCAGTTGGCATGGTTTTAGTAAATTCTGTACCCAGTTTGACCTAAAGTTTCAGGTTTTGCCAAGTTGAACTGTTGTAAACATAAATACCCGAAAGCATCAAAAGCATGGTCAACACCAAGATTTTTATTCGGTAAACCTGTATTTGGTGCATAAGTCAGCGTTCTTAATGACTTTATTAATTCCTTACATCGTGGATGAATATAAGTTCTTCTGATGCTATTTGCATCAAATAAAGCAGTATTAACAGCAGTAATTTTATCCCTTATCTTCCACGGTGCTCTAGGACTTGAAACATTAAATCCACTCCTTCTCAAAATACTATGGTCAGTAGCACCAACACCTGAAGTTTTTCTAGCACCACCCGTAGGGTCAGGACAAGCAACAATCCTTCTATCTACTCCATATCTTCTCGTCACTTCCTCCGCAAAATCCCATGTCGTAGCTCCTCCTGTCATGATTATTTCATCAAAGACATATAGCGTGTCATCTTTCTTGACAGCACAAATACCAGACATCGGGTCAACGTTAAAGTCAACTCCTAATAACAGAGGCATCACACTAATATCCTCTGCTTTTGTAGAAATATTGTCATCACCAAAGCTAATAGCCACCAATCCACTTAAATTCTCAAAACTTGCCTCAAATTCTTGCCTAAATGTTCTCGCATCTAATTGTGCTCTTGCCGCCTCAACTTCATCTTCTGGAACATTACCCCCCTCAATTGTTGTATAACACCACCTTTTCCACTCCTCAGTAGGGTCTTCTTTGCAATAACACCACAAGTCATAAAACCAACTAGCAGTTCCATCAGGTGTACTAATAAATAACGCCCAACCCTGTTTATCAGCTAACGCAGGTCTAATAACTTCAAACCACACCTCTGCATCCATAAATGCAGCCTCATCTAACACAACCCCCGATAAACTCCTTCCCCTCAATGCCATCGCATTCTCAGTTCCCTTCAACTCAATAGTCGATCCATTAATTAATTCCAACCTTAAATCAGTCTCATTCTTACTTTCAATCCATACCCTCGGCACTAACTTTTTCAAAGCCTTCCACGCAATATCTTTTGCCATCCGATATGTAGGAGCACAATAGAAAAATGTTTCCCCAGGCCGATCAATAGCTCCCTTCAATAACTCAATACAACTTAAATAACTCTTCCCAAATCTTCTCCCAGCTACCAACACCCTAAACCTTCTCTTATCGTTGAACACCTGCCCCTGTGCCCAACGTAAATCAATATCTAATCCCGATTGTGCGGTTTTAACTGTCATAACCTAGTATCTTATACATAATCCCTTCGATTTGTAATCGTGGCACGTAGTAATGTAGAAATTCAAGACAACATCCTCAAAAGGCAGCAACAACTTTATCGCAAGCAAACTGAAGGTTTACCTGCTAGAGCACTCGTTGTTGAACACGCTAAAACTTACGGCATCTCCGAACGTCACGCTTGGGATGATTGGAAACAAGTTAAAATCTGGAACGATGAAGATTGGTCTAAAGATAGAGAAAATATGATCTCTCGCATTCAAACAATGCGTCTTCGTGCTATCGACAAGGCAATGAAAAAAGGTCAACTCCAAACTGTCCAAACTCTCCTAGCCGACTTAGGTAAAGTTGTAGGTGAGGCAGAAGAAGTTATAAACATTAAGGCTCCTGAACTTTCTATTCGTGTAGAAAATAAAAAATCTTGATTTCGAGAATATATTTAGGTTCCCCCAACTAAGGTTTTCGTTCAGAAAATCCTGAACTACTCCCCTATACATTTGTACTAGTTAACGGATTTAAGAAATAACTTAAGCTGTTTCTCTCCGTGATACTCTCCTTGCTTGCTGCCTGCTAGTTCGTAGCCTTTGGGCATATCTGCAAGCCACTTAATAAGTTCTTTGTCCATTTTGTTTAAGTTGGTTTGGTATGTACTTATTATATATCTAAATTATTAGATTAGACAATCTATGTTAACAATAGTTAACAATATAATTAATAAATAAATTACAACAAACTGTTAACTAATTACTTAATAATCTATTAGGATAGACTATAATTAAATTAGTTCAGTATCTTTTGATTTTTCTATCTCCAAAGCTTCTCAAATTACTTATCAATTCTCTTTTTAGAATGATTTGTCTTTTCTGACAAGCTGAACAGCAAGAAAGAAAAAAAAGCTACCGAGCCAAACCAAAGCAAACCAAACCAATGCAAGATTTATTAATCAAAAACGCTCTTAATGCTATTGCAAAGAGTAGACGAGAATTAACAGAGTATTTATTGGTTGAGAGTAATAAAAGAGCATACATTGATGCTGCTTTATATTACGGTTACCGATTAGAAGAAGTTAATTACCCAATAGATAGAGTTTAAATACTCTATCTATTTTTTTTATGTTCAATTATCTTTTTTTAAAAATGACATCAACAGAATTAAAAGATTCAGTTTTCGATCAATTAGAAAAATACACAAGAAACATGACTAAAGAGGATATTAATAAATCTTTTATTAGTTTCTTGCCACAGTCACAAATTGAAGAATTGAAAGACTCACTAGATAGGGAGATATTCTAATGAATCCAGATATTATTTTATTCAATCATGAAATGAAAAAAGATTTTGACATCTTTGCATATAACGATGCTAACAGAACTGCCTCAACTTATGAATCATACATTTTACAAGCTATTTATGGTTTTGAAATAGATAAAATTATCAAACCTAAAATTAAAGCATTAAAGGGAGATAAAGAAAAAATGAAAAAACTTTATAAAGGGATAGAAAAATTGCTTTTAAATAATGAATTATCAAATACAGAGTGGAAAAAAGAATTAAAAAAATTATAAACCTTACCACTTTAAACAAACCAACTATTTTTTTATTATGTATCCTTTTCAAATTAACGTCTTACCAGCATATGGTAGAGACTACAAAAACAAAAAAGAAATATTAGCTGACTATTTAGCCAATAAAGATTTTGAGACTATTGATATTGCAAGTAAAGGAAAAATTAATAAAAGTGATTGCTTAAAGTTTGGCGTAGCTTGTTTAATTGTTCGATATAGGAACAATCAAAGATTAGCTAGTATCAACGTTATTAAAAATAGAATGAATTAATCATGCCTAGTATTATTTTCACTAATTTTGATAATGAATCAATAGAAATTGATTTATCAAAAACAAATAATTTAGACGCTTTAAATCAAGGTATTAAACATCTTGATAAAGCAGTCTACAAAAACCAAAACAAAACCAAAACAAACAATGAAAGACCTATTAAAAGTTAGTTCAGGAAACTCAAAACTAACATCAAGAAACATTTTTTCTATTCCAGCGGGCCTTACGTGTCCAAAAGCCAGACTATGTAAAAGCTGGGCAAGCGTTATTAATGGAAAGAGTCAAATTGTCGATGGTGATGAAACTCTTTTTAGATGCTATGCCGCAAGTCAAGAGAACCAATACCCAGTAGTAAGGGATAATCGCATGTATAACTTTAAAGCTATTTTAAAAGCTTTAAGACGTGGAAATGCAGTTGAATTAATTGATAGAAGTATTGATAAAAATTTAAAGCTTACAAGAATTCATGAAAGTGGGGACTTTTTCTCATTGGATTACTTGAAAGCATGGTTAGAAGTTAGTAGAAGAAACCCTGATAATATTTTTTATTGTTATTCAAAATCACTTAGTTATTTTTTAGATTTGGGAATACCTAGCAATTTTTATGTGACTGCTAGTTGGGGATCAACTGAGGATCACTTAATAGAATATTTTGAAAGAGATTCTAGAGTAGTTTTTAATGAAGATGAAGCTAAAAAGTTAAAGCTAACTATTGATCATGATGATTCAAACTGTTTTAAAAAAGGTAAGCATAGTTTCTGTCATTTATTGCACGGTACACAACCGAAAGGAAGTGAAGCAAGTAAAGAACTAGGAAAGAGAAAGAAGTTGAAAAAAACTAATCAATCAATTTTTACAGGTTATTCAAAATGAATCATTCACAAAAACTAAACTCAATAAAGGATGAAATTAAATCTTTAATTAAGGATAAAAAAGGATCAAGTCCCTTAGAGATAAAGGAAAGTATTAAAGATACTTTTGATGTATCTTATAGAACTGCTGATAGGTATTATAAGACCTTTAAAGAACCTGATCATTATAGTTGTTTAGAAGTATCGGAGAATAAAAAAGAATTGTCTAGCATGCTTTCAAGATCACTTAAGAATGATTTAGAAGATATTGAAGCTATAGATGATATAGAAAAAAGATTAGAACATAAAAAGTTATTTAGTAAAATTTTAAATGATATAAGCACTTATTAATTGACTGTCTTATGGACAGTCGGACAGTAAAAAGCTAGATGTAAATTCATCTAGTTTTTTTATGTCTTTTTATTGACATTCTCTAATCTAATAGGTTAGAATTCTATTAAGTCCAACAGGACTAAACCAACCCAAACAAAAACGAGGTTTTAAACCATGTCTAATCAATTTTCTGAAGCAGAAATAGAGAACATTAAAGAAGAGATATTAGAGGATAACCCAAACATTAAAGAAGGATCAGTTGAATTTGATGAAGCATTTAAAGAGCATTGCATTTC